TAGATGATATAGTCATTCCTGAATAATAATGATATGGCGAAACATAGTCGTAACTGTATACTTAATAATTTGTATATACGACTTTATGTTCGTGCCTATCTATTATGGGATTGCCAGAATGGGATTGGACTTAGCTGATTATATGAGTCACCTTCAAGAGATTGAAGACCCAATTGTCCAACTTGAATACCTCAAAAAGCTCGTTTCACAGCATGAACCTTTCACATTGAAGGGTGGTGGATTGTTTCATTTATCATTTGGAGCGATAATAACTGGAAGCGTATTCGGAAAAAATAAGGATTAGAATGAGTAGAGAACATGAAAACCTCGGTAGTAGTAAGTAAAGGATATGTGGGTAACATACCAAATCTACATATAAAAGATTATCAAAGACAGAGAGTGTACCAAGCTGAAGAGCAATGTGAGTTTTGGGACAGTCCTAAGATATTAACGTCAGAAGAAACTAAAGCATTGATTATTGATATTTCCAATTGGGCTGGGGTACGTCCCCCTAAGATTGAAGTAGGAGATACTGGAGGAGTTCCAATAGCTTATGCTACTAAGGATACTATAGTCCTTCCCTTTCCAACAGCTAAGAGTATTCCATTCATCTGTCATGAGATGGCTCATGTAATAAACTATAACTCTGATAATGCAGACCATCATGGAATAAATTTTTGTGCTACTTATCTAAAGATAGTAAAAAAGTATATAGGAGAACTTGAATATAAAGCTTTACTAACATCATTCAATAGCTACCATGTAAAAGCTTACGATGAGTGTTGTTACTAGTTAGTAAAGAAACAGGGCTCTATGTCGATTCTAGAGCTCTTACGCCCCACAAGTACATTCCTCACAGGAGCAACCATCAGCTACATTCTCAAACTCTGTTGGTTCGCAATTGACACATTCACATTCACACCTGCAAGCTGTTTCAGAATAATCACAAGAACACTCTCCTGATTCCAAACATGTACAAGCAATCTCTATGAGTTCATTACTCATTCTCAAGTACCTTCATCCCTAATGCAATAATGCCCCCTATAGTTCCGGTGGCGATTTCTGGTAGTCCTTGCATGGCTCCGACTCCAGCTAATATACCTAGAACTAATATGGCTAAAAATATCTGAGGTCTTAACTTTCCTATCCAGTTCATAACCTATCCTCCTTATCTTTTTAATGCCTCTGCAATCTTATCTTTTAATTTGTCTCCCTTGCTTCCTTCTGAGAAATCTTCATGCCCTTTCTCCTTTGCTTGTGCTGTTGCTACAGCAAAAGGATTCTCAACAGTCTTTTGGAATGTTCCTCTGTAATCAGTTAACTTTTGAAAACATGTTTCACATCCACAAGACTTCTCAAATTGATGAGCAGGTTTCTCTTCATCATCTGTACTAGTATCTTTTAACCAACTAGTAATAGGTAGATTTTTTTCTCCATCATAAGGTTGACTGTATGCTTGTCGTTGAAAATCAGCAGGTACTTCTACTCCAGTAACATCATCCATGTAGTTAAAGAACTGTTTAGTCACAGGAATCTCTGCTGAGTACCAAGGATGTCCTGCTCTTTCGGCAGCCTCTTTAGCTTTAGCTTGGGCTGACTTAGAATAATCAGGAGAGTCCTCGTCTAATCTATCTCCTAAAGATTCACCAGCTTCGTTAACAATCCATGGTGGACGATTGTTTATAGGTATCCCCCAATCATTAGTATCTACTTCAACTACAGGAGTATACCTAGAACCTTCGGCTGGTTGTTCTGAAGGGAATCCATACTCTCTAAGTAATTGATGATGCTCTTCAGTACGACCCTCAAAATTCTGTAAGGTAGTAAAAGACTTATCATGCAGGGGGTCTTTGGCTTTAGCTAATATATCTGTAAAAGTTTCTATAGAATCATGACCAAATTCATTACATGGGCAATCCTCAGACTTCTGTATCTTCCTCCAGCTCTCAAAAGATTTTACGAAATCTATATCTCCATTTTCTTTTTCCATAAGTTCCACCTCCAAATTTATAGGGTCATGTAATTCTTCTTCTCGTTTTTCTAATTTAATTAAACAGCTACCATCAATACAAGAGTCAGTAGGTTTATAAGTACTCTTTAACAAATCAAACCCTGCTCCTTGATTAACTCCTTTCTCACATACAGTTACTTCGGCTAGTTCCATTTCATCTACTTGCATGTATGGCATCAAACCTTTCTGCATATTCTGAGTCTTTGTAGCAGAGCCAGCTATAGAATAACTTTTAAGCTTGCCTTGATTTATTTGTTCCTGAACTCTTCCAGCAATTTTAGTATCATCTCTTATTTCACATATAAAATATAAACCTTTGGTATCTACTCCACTCTTAAATATCTGTCCAGATTTATTTATATAAGCTGGTAATGCCCAACCAACCTGAACATCTGAATGAAGTACCATAGCATTCCTAGTACGGAAGTTTGCCATATATCTTTTAAAGGCTCTCTGTAAAGCGTTGGTAGTAATCATATGACCTTCACGGTCAATCAATTCCACAGATGCAGGGCCACCTACTATTAAAGGTTCTGTATCTCCAAAGGTTCCAACAGCTTCTGTATATTCAGGAGCATCAGGGAAGGCACGAGCTAGGGTCATAGTTTCACCTTTTGAAGCTATACCAGCTTGCCAAAGTCTTTTATACTCATCCAAAGCATCTGCTATATCTTCCATGGTAGTTCTTCCAGACTGTTCTGCCTTTTCAAGAAGGACTATCTCGGCATCATCTGAGTTCCATGAATATAATTCTTTGTTCCAATCAGTTGGGGTTGTAGTCATATTTCCCCCTAAACGTAATGTGTGCCCCAGATAACTCCACTAACTGTAGGAGTATTTTGGGCTGCTACTATAGAAACATTAGAAGTAAATCCTAGAGGCCAATTTGTTTCAAACACTCCTTGGCTTGAAGTGGCAACTCCGGGTAGTATAGGTATTCCAGTTGAAGATGAGGCTGTAGTATCAAAGGCTAGATAAAGTATATCTCCAGATGTTGTAGACTCATTAGTTATCTTAATACCTTTAATTTGAGCCAAGGCTGGCTTTTTAATTGAAGTGGAAGCATTAGCAGTTCCAGTCCATTCATAGTTAATTCCACTAGCACCATCCACATATGTAGATACTGCTGTAGTGTCTTCTCGTACCTCAAACATAATCTTATCAACATAGAAGTTAATATTATGTTGGGCTGTAGTAGTTACAGATAATCTGTATGTTGCTGCTGCTGTACTTCCAGCTATAGTATACTGAGCAGTTAATCTCCTCCATGAGGCTGCTAAGTCATCTGTACCAGATGTAGCAAGTATAGCACCATCGGAATCCATAATCTCAAGAGTAACGGCTCCAGATGCTGAAGCTCCTCTATGTTCTACATTAACCGATAGATGTTGAGGATTAACGCTGAAAGGTATTGTAGGAGAAGTCCAATAGAATCCTTCGTCTGCATCTGAGTTATCTGGATTAACCAGAAGTGAAGCTGTTCCAACTGATTGCTGTCCAGTATCTCTAGCTATAGCTGAACCAGAAGCTGTAAACATAGTTACATCTGATGCCTCAACTCTAGGATTAGTTACCCAATTAGTGGCTGTTTCGCCCCTATCAATAGATAATATGTTGGATGCTGTAGTAGAAGTCGCAACTCTAAACGGATAGTATCTTGTATAAGGATGGACAGATTGTCTGGTTGAAAAATCTATTTCCCAGCCTCTTGCATCAGTATGTCTTTCGTTAGCCATATTTATAATCTCCTAATCTTGAAATAGTTTTACCAGTCCCACTACTGAAGCCATTACAATTGCTGCATGACCAAAGAGTATTCCTGTTAATAGAGCTAAAGATTTGGCCCCATAAAATTTAGTTCGCCAATGTTTTAACTCGTCTAATTCGTCATTTACTTTTTCCAAACCCTTACATAAAGTAATGTTTAACCTACTCTGAGTATCTATATAAGTATCTAACCGTTCCATATAAACAGCTAAATCTATTTCATTACGAGTTGTATTTACCATAGTTATACAGATACTCAGTTAAGTTTAGTTATCGTCCGTATGCTATAATTCTAGCGTAGAAAGCTGATAGGTCAGTAGTTGAAGCTACCTCATCTAATGCAGCTCCATCAGCCCCAGCCTCATAAACAGCTAATTTACTATTAGTATAATCATACTGTGGTACATATCCAGAGTCCTCACCATGAGCTAACACTATATGTATAGACTCTAGTCCGAGGTCTGTTGCTGTTAATGATTCTCCACCAGATGCATAAGAGCTATCGAATAGAACTCTCTTAATAACATACTTTAAATTTCCCGGTACTCCTGCAACATCTGGAGCATTTCCGGGAGTCGATAATGTTAGTGCCATAATAATTCCTCCATTATATGTACAAATTTTTAAAAGTGTAGGGGTGAAGATTTTTCCCCACCCCTACTGAAAGCAAGCCGTTTAGGTAGATAGGTCAGCTATCTTGGCCTGAGTGAATATGTTTTTAACTCTCATCTCACCCATTGTATAGAGCAATCCCCTAACTACTAGAGCGTTAGCTGCAAAGTAGTCACGGTTCTCAACATACTGAGTAGGTTGAGCAACTGCCATTTCAATGTAGTCTGTGTCGAGAACATATACATGAGAACCCAAGACTGAATCATCACTAGCAACTGACTTTGCCACATCGGCATCAGGAAGTATTGGTATACCCTGATAAGTAGCTAGTACTAGACCTGTTCGTGTACCCGGGAAAGTTCGTTCTGAACCTACTCCAACCTGATACTCTTCCTGTCCCATATACCTTTGCTGGGAGTTTAGAATCCTCTCCAACTTAAAGTACTGGTCATGTCCAAGTAAGATTAGTTTTGGTTCGCCACCATTTTCCCTAATTTTCTGGATTGCTGTATCTAACAAAGTTAGAGATAAGTCTCTGCCTGTACCACTATTATATGATACATAAGCAGCAGCATTCCAATCGCCAGCAGTTCTTCCAGACTGAGTAAGGTCATAAGCTCTTACTTCAGCACCGTTAGAAGCTCCACCAACTGTCATAGCATCTTCTGCTACAACATCGTCAATTGACGTGATACCAGCTCTGCTATAAATTGTCATCAAGTCGCCATCAGCAACTGCTGTACCTGTAGCCATAGTGACTACACCAGAAGAAGTGTTGACTGCTGAGATAACAGAACCAGAAGTTCGTCCCATAGTACCACCATCATTTGTGGATACTGCATCACCAATTTTAAAGTTCTTGGCAATAGCTGCTGGAACTGTGAACGTAGTTGAAGCTCCTGCTGATGCTATATAAGCACTACCAGCAAGTAGCTCCTCATTGATTTCTTTTACATGGTCAAGCTGGGCATTCTCATTTTCCAATGCCAATACGTCTCCAACGCCACCTTCAAGCTGTGCCGTGAAGACTGACTTCACGCTTGCACCGAATGTGGTTGAAACTATTCGAGGTAAACTCGATACGGTTTCTATGTTGGAAATATCGACTGTTGGAAGAGAACCAGTTTCAGTTACAGGTCGTGAGCGACCAGAACCTCTATCTGTCCTAACACGCCAACCAGCCGTATTACCCCAGACTGTTCTGGGAATGGCATTGAAGAAACGTGTTTGGTTGTTCAAAGCTTGCCATACCTTACGGCCATAAGTGGTGTTAAATATACCAGTAGCAGAGTCAACCGTAAAGTACGTTTGTTTCATTAAGTACTCAGGGCCAAATACAGACTGGTATAATCCACGTTGTGACTGCGATAAATATTCCGAAAGGGATGGATTATTAGCCATAGTTATTTCCTCCTATATTCTATAATTTTTGTTTAGTTTAGTTTCCACCGATAAGTTCTTTAGGAACTCCATCTGTGTTACCCATTTCTATCTGGGCTTGTAAGTCACGAAGCTGTTTATAAGACAAATTCATGAGTTGGTCAACAGTCTCTCCACTTTCTTTCTTTACGATTGGGGTAGAACCATCAACACCTAGAATTTGAGGTCTCTGTAAACTATTCTCTTCCCGGAATCCCATCTTACGGAGTCTACTTTCTGCTTCGGTTTGGATAGTTTTCTCCATAGTGGCTTTCTGAAGACGCATTTGTTTTTTCATCTTGCGTAATTCTTTTGCCATTGATTTTAATTCGTCTTCTTCTGGCTCTTCTTCTTCTGCTGGATACTCTTCAGAACCTTCTTTATCAAGGTCTTCGTCATCCTCTTCGTCGTCTTCTCCTTTCTCTACTTCTTCTTCTTCGTCTTCTTCTACATTTTTCATGTAGCCACCTTTAGGTGGAAATGGTGCTTCCTCTTCTTCTTCCTCTTCTTCGTCCTGCTTCCTCATAGCTTGAATAGTAGCTTGCTGGTCAGCAATATTACTTTTTACATTTGCTGGTTTCTCATTGTCATCGCCTGTGCCTTTTACTTTAGCAGCACTACGAGTCTTGAGTCCATCAACATCCAAACCTTGGTCAGCTTTTAGAAATCCCACTACTTCTGAAGCAATCTCTTTTACAAGAGTTAGTCGTTCACTAGCAGCTTCTTTAGCCTCTGCCTTTCTAATCTGTGATTCTTCATCTACTGAGAATCTAGCATCCATCTTTTGTAAAACTTCAGCTACAGCAGCTAAAGCAAGATTCGTGCCTTCCATCTGTTTCTCGATGCGTTCTGTTACATCTGCCATACTTAAATACCTCCTCGTATTTATTTATTTCTCCGAACAGTTGGTCTAAGCCACCTCCGACTATTGGGATTTATATTATATTTGTGGGCGTTTTTATAATTTGCCCTATAATATTATACTATAACGATTAAAAAAACCTAATTAGAATCGTCATCTGTATCTATAGAACCAGTAGTTAAACGTAAAATATCATTTCTAAAATCATATATAGGTACTTGTACTAACTTTTTTAGACTCTCACATTGTGTTCCTTCTGGAAGAGCTGCTTCTATTAAGTCTAATACTTTACCTACCATTCTAGAATGTTTAGCCACTATAAATTCTTGTTCTTTGGTTACATTAAGATTGTCCATTTATCCTCCCTTTACTGAGCTATTCCTGCCATAGCTTGTTTTATTTCTTTAGCTATAGCATTTGAGTCAAAAGATTCTTCTATAGCCTTTTTTAAATATCCTTTACCCTTCCTTGCTGGAAGTTTTCCTACTATTCTCCACTCGCCTGATTTTAATTGGACTAGTTTTTTATTTTTATACTCTCGTTTATGAGATTTAACTTTAGTTTCTCGTGGAGGTTTTTTCCTTAATCTAGATGTTATAGCTTGTTTCATTCTTGCTTTTCGTGTTTTAGGTTTTCCTCCTTGACCTAATTTTCTTTTATGCTCTTTTACCCTTTGAACATATACACCTGTAACTTGTTCAACCTCTGTACCCTCTTCTATATCAGAAGCCTCCTTATGAGAATATCCAAGCTTTATTTTTCCTTGATATTGATTTGAACCTTTACCTGTAATAAATGAACTCTTACCTATCTCAGGATTATATTTATTATATTCTTCAGTAGTTTTTTTTAATAGGTTCTTACCTATATTTCTTAGGGCCTTCCTAATCTGTTTTTCTACCATCTTATATTCTTCTTCAGAAAAATCTGCATCCAAAACAGCATCTAAATTTGAAGGCATAAAAAAATATTTAGGCATATAAAAAAACTCCTATTTTATATTATACTATAAAATTTAATTTTTATATTCAATATTATCTTTTTTAGGATAATTTTCTTGTTCCCATTTAGATTGTAATGCAGAATCAAATATCATTAAGTACCTATACTTTCTAGCTCTAGGTTTCCAGATTCCCTTAAAACCTTTTACTTTCCCCCTTGTATGTTTAATGTAACTTCCATCTGATTGTTCGAACCAGAAATCACTTCTCTCGGCTGTAAGACCATAATATTTAAAATTCAATGCTTGATAAATATATCCTGCATGATATCTTGAATCAGCATAACTTAGTATTGCTCTTACTTCCGTATCCTTTTTTAATTGTTTCATAGCTTTAGCTACAAATTGAGAAAGGATAATCTCTGAGTTAGGGCGTTTTACTAATCTACCTAATTCAAAAATGCCTTTCTGTTCATTCCTCTTCAACCCAAAACATCCTTTAACTAATTCAGGAACTGATGGATTATGAAATATACATACAGCCATCAATTCATTATTGATAAAGGCTCCATAGTTATAACCACTACGGAACCCTTTGCTTTGTTTAGTTAAATAATGATACGGTTCTAAAAGAGAAGATGCTTCTTCTTTAATAATGTATCTAACTTCCATTATTCTTTCGTCAAATATAATGTCCACTCTCCTTGTGATGTTTCTTCAATATCACATGAGTATCCTCTTTTAACTGCTTGTGGAGGAATGGTCATTAAAGTAGGAGCATGGTCAGTTATAACAGTAAGTGTTTTAATGTTAGCATCCAGTTGTTCGTTTGTTTTTAACATTGGATAAGGGCAAATTTCCCCTCGAACATCTAAAATTTCTTTATCCATTAATCCAAACCTCCGGTAAAACATCTGTAAACACTTCTCTATCTTCATCATACCTGTTTAGATATATTACTTCTCTTCCTACATTACCATATACAGGATGCCAATAAGTAACTAACTGTTTAGGCTTTGTTATAGTATGTAACTTTTGAGCAGCAAACTCGTCTCCACCTTTCATTGTACCACAAATATAAATAGCTCCAGTACCCACATCAATTTCATCTATCCTATGAAAATGTCCCATCATAACAGAATCAAATTGACTTGTTAAACTAGGTCTAAGTGGAGTTTCTACCTCATCTTCTAAGTTCTTACGGAACTGTAAGAATGAACGTAGTCCTGTAACAGCTCTTGTTATAGCCATATTACTTCCAGCACCTGATATAGAATCTCCATGCATGATTAAAATCTGTCTATTACATACCTCAAAAGAATTAAGGAATGTCTTAGGAATACTAAACTTTATATGCTTTTGATTTCTAAGATAGGCTGCTACCCATTGATATAACATGTAATCCCAATCCATGTACTTATCTTTCATTGGAGGCTTTCTAGTCATACGTCCATGATTACCAACAACACAAGGAACTTCAATCTCTTTAAAATGGGGAGCTAAGAACATTAAAGCTTGAGCTATTAAGTTAGCTCCTCTTATCATTTGTTGCATACAATTATCTATATTAGTCCTAGCTAATTCTTCATGTATGTCTCCACTAACCATATCTCCAAGCATAGGAATAATAAGTTTATCTATAGGAGCTGTGTTTCTTCTTAGTTCCACTAAGTTAAGTAATTGTGTTGCCCAACCATGTAAACGCCTATTAAAGATATCTATATCATAACTGTTTAATCCAGCCATTTGTTCTAAACTAACATGGTCTCCTACATGAGTATCTGATAAAGGAGCTACAACTACTTGAGGTGTATTACCTTTTACCCCATCTTTTTTACCTATAAATGGATTATAGGATTGTTTTACTCTAGGAAATGCAGGAGCATTATCTTTAATTGCTTCTACTATAACTTCTTTTTTAGTGGAGTCTTTAAGTGATTGTTGATATAATTTCTTATAAAAAGTCATTTCTGACTTATAAGTAGCTAATTTCTTATCAAGTCTAATTCTATCTTCTGACTCAGCAAAAGAATCTAGCTCATCTATATCATCTTCGAACTCTGAAAAGACCTCCTTGTCGTGCCATCGTTGAATTGTTGTTCGATGGATGTCTACTCCGTACTCGTCCTTCATCCATCTTGCTAGACTCGTCCATGACTGACCCTCTGCCTTTTTTCTTTTTATCTCTGATTTTGCCTCTTCTGGAATCATATTCCCTCCTTACTACTAATACTATTACTTTTCCACACATTATACAATGTAAATCATTATCCAGATTTAAACTCATAAAACCTGAACATTTGGGACATACTATAGCAGACTTTGAATTAATTGTCAAGTAACAACCTTCTTTTCCTACCTAACAAATTATCTATAGTAACTGATTTAGATAACGGAATTTCAGCACTTTCTTTTTTATGTCTGCGTATAGCATGTAATGCTTCATTAGATAAATTTTCATGTAAATCTTCTACTGTATGATTTTTAAAGTCCTCATCAATATCCTCTAAATCTAATTCTAGAAATTCTATAGGTTGTTCCTCTTCAAGCCCTAGTTTATCTTTTTTACCTCCTCGATGAAGCTCATCATCTTGAGGATTCCCAAAAGCTTGAGGTTGTTTAGATAGTTGAAGGTCAGACATATGTGAAGATACACCATCAGTTACAGGTAAATTATCATCTTCTTTCTTCTTTTCTTCATCGTTAATTCTTTTTATCTTCTCTTCCATATCTAATTGTTCCGTAACCATTCTACTATCATTAGGTGAAGAACCTTTTCTTTCTACAAATTTAGGTAGTTCTTCTTCTTCTTGTTTCTTAACCCATTTGTCAAGTTTAGCAGTAGCATCTTTCTTCATCTTCTTTTCAGGAGAACCATCAGTCATAAAGACTCCTAATCGTTCAATTCCACTACGTTTCTTTTTAGATTTAACTCTTTGTTTTTTACCATTACCACCATATGTAGGATTAAATATACCAGCATTTGTAGATGTGAATACTGTCCCACCACCATCTCCAAAAGCTCCATCTCCACCACCATCTCCTCCACCTTCTTTAACAAGGTTATTAGAACCTGTACCACTATTATTCCCTCCTCCTGTAGGAGTATTGCCCTTCTTCTTCCAATCTATACGCTTCCTACCCATTGAAGGTCTGGGTGGATATTCAGGAGCATTAGGAGAATTCAACCTAACTCTTTTAATATTAGGTTTAGTTCCTTCCATATTAGCCCCATCCATGTTAGACCCTGTTTCTACTTTTTGAATCTTTTTATTTTTCTTAGGCATTACTTACCCTCCAATTCATCTTCGTCTATAGTTTCTCCTTGATATCGTTCCCCTTGCTTACCTGAACTTGAATTCTTTGTATTTCGATTATTTCGTCCAGAAGGAGCATAAGAAACACTAGGTCTTGTTGGATTACCTGTAGGTTTAAACTGAGCTTTCTCTACATTAGTTACTCCATTATTTCCTAAAGTAGCTACATAGTCTACTCCATCTTGTATAAACCACATTTGATTATTCATAATCTCTTTTACAACAGGAGAACTATATCCTTTCTCCATTAAAGAACCTATCCAAGTTTTGTTTAGTGGATTACCCCCAAACTCTTTAATTCCCCATTGTTTATTCTCTCCTTTCTTTTGACGAGCTTCTGCATATTCATCTATGTCTCTTTCTTCTCCGGGTAATTTCATACTAGCATCAGGAGTAATTCCTCCTGTACGTCCTTTATATTTACCTTTTCCTTTCAATAACATAGCCTGTATAGGTGCACCTCCACCTTCGGCTCCTCCACCTCCAGCAGCTTCACCACCACCTTCAGCTCCTCCAGCAGCTCCTACATCAACCTCTATAGGTTCACCTGTAGCATTAGCTTGTTGCTGGGCTTGGTCTATCATTTGATTCTGTTGCTCTGCTTGCATCTGCTGCATTTGGAATTGTTGTTCTTGACCAGCTATTTCCATAGCTTGCTGTTCACCTTGCATTTGAGCAGTAGGTACTTGGTCTCCACTTATTATGAATTCCATTTCTCCCAAATCCACCTGTTGTTCTTTTAAGGCAACAGTAAAACCTAATTGAGCTAAAGTATTAGCTACCTGTACTTTCTGTTGAGCAAAACTAATTTTAGTAGCTTCAGCTTTTTCTTCAGGTTGAGGTAATTCAAGTTCCCAATCTGTAATTCCAAAAGCTTCTAATAACAAAGGGAATATTTTTTCATGGAACATTCTTTGGTCAGCTTCTACTACCCTACTCATAACTACTAATTGTTGAGTCTGAGTAGATAATCCACCAAATGCTTCAGGAGCTCCTTGCCATGCTGGTGTAACACCCCACATAGCTCCAACTCTTTCTCGTATTTCTTCCCTTACAGGTAAATAATCCATCTCCTGTAGTGTATGGAACAGTCTAACCATATCTACTCTTCCTCTTTGACTACGAGCTGAAACAGCTACCATAGGAATAAAGTTAGGGTCTAATCTAGTTTGAGCAGCTATATTAGCTCTCTCCCTTCTTAAACTTTCAGGGTCGTCTGTAGTTACCATAACCATTGAAGCTGGCATTTTTCTTTCAAAGAAATACCTATATAAGTTTTTGTCCATTCCAATTAAGGTTAAAGCTTTCTCAAAAATAGTTAGGATAGGACTCCATCCATAAGTTTCTGATGGAGCAAACTTAGTTAGATGTATAACTTCAGAATCAAATAGATATATCTGTTGATTTCTATGATAATATTTATACATAACAGGTTGAGCCATTCTATCACATCCGGGTTCCTCACATTTAGAAATATCATCTTTTACTTCTGTTCTATGTATAGGACATAAGAAATGAGCATTTTTAGGAAGTCCTGCTGTATCTAAATCAAATTCAACTAAGGCTGGATTTAATCTTCTAATTTCTTTTACCTTTGACTTTAGAGTTCCATCTCCAGCACTATAATATTCTTTAGCTATATAAATAAATCCATCATCAATAGAGTTAACATCAAAATGAAACTGTCGTAAAACTTCTTCTAAACTTTGGTCAAATACATTACAGTCTCTAATAAACTCAGTAAATACTTTAATCTGTTCAGGGTCAGCATCTTGTACAAGAGCTTTCCATTTCATCCCTCTCCTAAAAACCTCACTTGTTATATGGTTTAAAGGAGACCGTATTTCTTCTACAGTCATACAAATTGTCTGTAAGTCCATTACAAGCTGTTGCCTGTATGCCATTTGATGCCTAACCCATGTATTTACTACATGGTCTAGACCTATTGTGGGTGCTGAACCTGTCTCTCCAGCAGCTTTTGATAATTGAAACATATTAAGCTGACTATTTAAATCAGATAATTGTTTTGCATAAGCTGGTACTTCAGGTAAATATTCAGATAATTTCATACTTTATTCCTCACTTAATAATGTAGCTGCATCAGACATAGCTGCTAATCTTAATACGGTTCCCATAGCTGTTTCTTTTAATCTAAAAGATTCGCTTTCGTTAGTTTTTTGTTTTAATTTGTATATCTCTTCTTTATATTTCGATATCTCTTCTTCATATTTTACTATCTTATCCTCCATTTCCTGTGTCTCTATCGTATCTGCTTCAATAGCTCCTCCTAAATTAGCATTTTGTAATACTCCTAATCTAGTTGCTTCACGCACTAAAGATATAAAACCACCCTCAGTTAATATAGTAACTGCTTCATTATCATCTGGAACATCAGACTCTGGGTCTAAACCTTTTAACGCATCATGCCATGTATCTAATATACGCCATGTATGTGTTGTCTCATCTTTAACTGCTATATACTGCACATCTCTTTCTCTTAACGAATTTCCTATTGTCATTCTCTATTCTCCTTTATCCATCATTTCTCTTTTGTTTCTGCTCACATATAAAACATGTTGAGTTTCCAATTTTAATTCTAATCTTCGCTCCACATTTACATTTAGTCCAATTTCTTCTAGCCATTTTATTCGTTACTTAGTGTCTCGGACGGTGTACCAATTGATACTTCCACATTATCAGATACATTCCAATTAGCTGCCGTTACACTTTGATGAATCTTAAATTCTTTAGTTGCAAATCCATCAGCAACACCTATTTCATTAAGTTCAATCGTAAGCGTTCCAATTTTCATTCGGTCAAATACACAAGCTCCACCCTCAGTATATAGATTACTTAGAGTCAACTTACCTATCTTCCCATTAGTTGCCGTTGTAGGAGCATCAATATGAATTCGGTCATATGAACCTCCAGAAGTTACCATTGCCTCTGCCTGATGATGACCCCCACCGATTGCCCTCATTCTAGAGGTTCCGGGAGTGACGTTGATGGATTGTCCATCACTAGCATTACCTATAACATTGATGGTATGGGCAGTAGTATTATCAAAATATAGTTGTGAACATCTAGATTTTTCAAAAACCATTTCACCTATCTCTAAGTAAGTGCTAGTACCACCACTTACCACAGTACCTCCAATTAATACAGCAGTAGCAGTAGCAGCAGTACCATTAGCAGAAGTATGGGCAGTAGAGGACGGTAATGCTGAGTTAGCATAGACTGTACCTACTGACACATTTTCAATTTTTATCTCTCTAACAGGCACAACACCTAGTACAATTCTTAACGTATTATCATCTTTATTCTCTTCTCTAAATGCCAGCATTTCTTCAAGTTGAGCAGAAGGAGTATCTAATGGAGCAGCATATACGCCAGCATCTCCATTACTAAATGACCTACCAGCTAAAACCGTTTCATTTACTGCAACACCTGTTCCAGCTACGGTAGTTGCTGTCAATAAACCAATAGCCATTTGTGGGGATAAGCCCATCATTCTCAAGAAAGAATATGGAGCTTTCATAATATTGAACGTCATCTTCCATTTAGCTGATTCTTCATTTAAATAAGTTACTTTAGCTAATACCCAATTACGCCATACTGTAACTTTGTTATAAGTATTCATGGGTGACCGTACAATAGCCATTGGAGAAGCTTTTACGCATCTTCCAAATGCTTTAAGCCCTTTCCATAGTTCTGGTGCAAGCAAACCTACTCCCATCAGTAATAACACAGATGAAATACTTGTAGTAAGTATTGCTTGGGAAGCAAATATAGCTAAAGAATTTTGAACCATTGATTGTGATATATAAAATTCTAATCTAAAAGGACTACCCACTATAGGAAATATTGGGGAGAGTAGAGATACAGGATTTATAAGTAACAAATACAGAATGGAAATTGGTACTCCAATTAAACCTGTTGTCAAAGCTATAGACCCAATAGTCTTCCTAGTAAAAGTTAAAAGAAATTTTTTCCACCCATTCATTTTTTGTCTCCTTTCTCAAACAAATTTTTTCGCATACCTTCTGCTGACTCTTCAATTCCTTCTTTATATAACTCATCCATTTTTTTATGATGCCTAATTTTTCCGTGATTTCTACCTCTAGTATATTCAATCTCTTTAGGATTAATATAAATATGCAAAAAATCCTTTTCTTCTTTTACAGACTTAAGCAATTCTGTTTTCAATATATTATACTTACTTTGTAAAGATTTTAGAGAAGTCTGGTCTACAGCATCTGGTTTATTGTCAACTATCCATTTAAGAACTGAATCCCTTCTTCGTTTTAAGGTATCTTTTAACTCTCGTTTTTGTTCAGGAGACTCTAAAGCAGACTCATCTACTATAGAATCTAACTTAGAATTCGTTAGATTCAAAACAGTATCAGCTGCTGACTTATAATCTGCATCAGTCATCTGTTTATATAGATTAGAAGCATTTCCTATAGCTTTTCTATGTTTTTCAGAAGTCTGGTCTCCATAAATCTTCTCTTGTTGCTCATCATCCATCATAGTACCAAGCTCATATATATAATCACCAGCCCAATCATACCACCCAATTTTTGGGGCTGGGCTTTTGGCTCTATACTGTAGAGTTCCTCCTTGGTCTAATCTATACATCTTACCGTCAGATTCAACTAAATTATCATGCATTGTTCCAGTTACATCATGATTAGCTAAAATCATATCTATGAATATTCCTTTTTTAATATCTGGATTATTTAAAAATTTCTCTGGAGTAGTTGAACTAGATGGCTCTGTTATAGTATCAGGCAACCATTTAGAACGTGTTGCTTTTCCTCCTGAATAATTAATTAGGTCTGTTTCAGGAACATTAATTCCAGCCAACTTGTAAATATTATTAGATATCACTTCTGCGATATTCCTATTTTCATCTTCAGTTTTAACATAAAAATGATTTCCTTCTTTGTCCTTCATACCTCCACCTTTATTAGAACCTAACTTACCCCCATTTTCACTATTTATTAAAGTATTATCTTTATTAGTCATAGGTACTAAAACCTCAGAAAAATCTGTTTTAGACTCAGTAATACCTTGTTGTATATCTCCCAAAGCATTTTTTCTCGCCACCTTATTTGTATGATTCTCCCAATCAGTAGTATATCCTTTAAGTGCCTTATTTTTAACAGCTTCTCTAGTGCTTTCACTTGCTGTAGGATATTGTCCCATAGGGAAAAGGTTATCTACCCAATTGGAACTCCCCTTTTTATAATACCTATCAGGAGTGTCGCTGGTAATATCTGCATGAAGATATAATTTAGAAACTTCTGTAGCATTATTTAAAAATATAGTTTCTCTTTCCTTGTCATGTACATCGACTCCTTTAAATAAAGCAGCGAACATCATTAAATCATTTTTATTAACTTTTGAAAGCATTGCATATTTATCCTGCCCCCAACCAGCACCATTGTCCTTCAGTTGTATAGGAGATATTGCACCACCAGTAATTGTAGAAGAATGAGCATGGACGGAAAAACCTTCCCCATCTTCACTCAATCCCTCGTCCCAGCCCAAAAAATTTTGAATCATTCCCTTATCATCTTCAGTTTCATCAGCTCCCATTCTTCTTTTACCTGTATAGGCCTGTATAGAAGCTCCATCTAATCCATAGTCTCCTACAACCTCTCTTGCGCCACTAAATTTACGCCAGACACCTATATAACTATCATTTGGAAAAGCTACGTCCCATATATCCCCATTTATATTGCGTAAATTTTGATAATAATCTCTCATCATAGCTCTACCGAATGCTATATTCTGTTCAGATTCATCTAAAGAATCAAAATGGGCTTTACCGTCACCATGTTTAGAACTAAGATACTCTTCTAAAGCCTGTTGTCTAGTCTCAGTATCTCCAGACTTTCTGTAAGATTCACCTAATTGTCCTAAAAAGGCGTTCTGATGTTTTAAATGTTTAAGACGAGGGTTATATTCAGCTTCTCTAATTTCTCCATAATCAGCAACATTCGTATCTGGTCTAGTGGTAGGGTCTACTCCCAATTTAATTTTATCTCTAATTCTCTGGTTTGCATTAGCTCTATGGTATACAAAGTCCCAAGAATCTACGTCTCGTGTTTGGACATTACCATCACCATCTAAATATTTATTAGAAAGTGTATTACCATCGGCAAAATTATAAGACTCTCCCCATGAAAAAGTTCCTTTACCGTCCGTCAAATTATCGTCATACTTTTCATAAGCCTCTATAAGCTCTTGTCGTTGTGAATCTGTTCTGTGAGTTAAATCACCTCTTGTATTAATCTCCTCGGAAAGAAAATAACCATACATATAATTATTAGGTCTTCCTTGGAAGTCAGCTACGACATCAGCCATTAAATTAGGCATTAAAATCTGTGCTAAACCATTATTAACACTACTCCCTGCAAAAGGTTCTCCTCCAGCATTCATCCATCCACTATCATCGTCAGGAGGTAAACCTGCATGTCTCTCAGACATACCTCTAGTAAATGCCCAATGTAGTCCTGATAAACTTGGGACAAAGGAATCTTTAGCATGTCTAGTACCACTAATATATCTATTTATCCCCTTGCTTATACTGTCATCAGTATAACTCACGTCTTGATTATCCAAAGAACTTATGAATTTAACACCATTTTTCTTATCTATTTCTTCAAACAGTATACCTAGTAGATTTTTAATCTCTGCATCAAAGAAATCATTTTTGTCAGGATTAATAGACATCTGTATATTTTTTACTAATAAACGAGCAAACTCTATATATTCTGGTTGAGAATCCCAATTCTTAGGAAATGTTCTATGTTCAGCATAGTCTTTAGCAATATTACCCATTTGTTCTTTTACACGGTTAACTTTATCTTTAAAAGATTGACGTGACGTTGAACCTATCTTACCAAAAGCTTCTTGTTTTCTTTTCTTTATAGTATTTTTCTCGTGTTGATGAGTAGCCATAGCTAGAGCATTCATATCTCTTTCAGAAGAAGTAAGGTCTCTATTGTCGTCTTTAAATAAACTATCCTCATCTATATCTTTTATATCTGTATTCTGTCTTAATAACTCGAAAGCTTCATCTGGAGTCACCCATTTTAGCTCAGATGTCTCATCTCCAAAATCTTTTTTCTCAGTATTTTCGTCAACGTGCATTATAAAATATTTATTATTACCAAAACCAGATTGATAATGCCCAGCAATCTCATCACCTAGCTTAGGTTTAAGACCTGTTTCTTCAAATACTTCTCGTAAAGCTGCATCTTTTCCTTCTTCTCCTTCATTAGCTCCACCTTTAGCAAAACTCCATTCCTGATTATTAAAAGGATTTCCATCTTCGTCTGGTTTAGGTTTTCGTAAAAGAACCATTCCCTGTTCATTCATTACTATCCCACCAAAAGACATCTCACCATCTTCTGTTTTAGCGTGTGTATCTTCAAAGAGTTCTGGATGAAATTTATGTAGCTGTCGTTTATCTATAAAAAATCCTCCATCAGTACTTTTTATAGGATAAATAGGGGGTTCTAACTCTGAAGGACTAGTTGGAGGTTCTTTTCTTGGTAGATATTGTTTATCTATTAAATACATTCGGAACTGTAAAGGAAACTGCATACGAAGTTGTTCTCTTTCTTGTTCCTTTTGTTCTGTTTTACTAGGGACACCAGAAAAAGAATCTGATATTGTGTTGTCAGCAGTTTGCTGCTGGTTAACTGTCGGTATACTTATATCTTCTTGTTTTGTTATAAGTATATGTTTTATTAAATTATTTATATTTTTGGAAGTCATGCTATTCCTTTAAAGAAGTTGGAAATATATATATTATTATACACAATTTATTAAGATTTTCTTATTCAATGGATATACCCCTTCTTAGGGGGTATATCCATTGATATTTATATAAGTGGAGATTTTATAAATTCTTCCGGCAAAAAGACTTGTTTAAACCGTTTAAGATAAGTTCTCTCTTCTTGTTTTCTATCATCAATAGCAAAAGTATTTTTATGTACTTTTCTATATAAATCTTCTTTGCTGCCAAAAGGAAGATTATAATCAGGAAATAATCTCTCACTCCAATCTTTTGCCCAATTAGTACCAGTACCAGACCAAACAGTTACGTCATATTCATTCTGTAATATACCGGCATGTAATTTTTGTACTAAAGGAAGATTAACTTTTAAGTTTATTCCCCACAGGATTAATGTATCGTCAACGTCTACATAAATTTTTTTCATATCGCACTCCTCGATGTTTTTTGTAAGTATACTTTAATTTTTATTTTTTGTCAAAAGAGCAGAGTTAATGAATATCCCCCTTCTTAGGGGGGGATATTCATTAATCTTATTTCTAGATGCCCTCTTGACAGGCATTTCCAAATGAATTATAATGGATTTACAAAATTAAAAAGATTGTGGGAGACAACTACATGGTAAAAAGATTTTCAACTCTTTATAAAGAAGCATATGGCGAACCACCTAAACTAAAATGGTTTACTACTAAATCCAGACAAGCTACTGTAGAAAGACGGATTGTCGGTTTGGTAGACAGAAAGAAACCTTTCTATATAACAATAGATGATAATGAAGAATGGTTTGTTGATGGGGGAAACTGGTGTCACATAACAAATGATAACCGTACTATCGGTCATATTAAAAATATTCTACCTTTTTTTAGAGGAGCTAATCCCATAGAATGGGGTTCATGGAATATTCCTGATGAAGAAAAACCTAAAACTAAAAACCCTTTTAAAAGGAGAAAGAAATGATGTTTGATACAAAGAATAATATGTGGGAATTAGTAATGAATTATCATACTTTAATAGGAAGTAAGATTTCCGAAACTGGTCTAGACATATATGGAACAGAGCAAAAATTAAATATGGCTTTATCTCTTACTATAGCTCATCAATTACAGAGACTAACAGAAGCTATAAAAGAACAAACTAAAAAGGGGAGTAAATAATGAAACCATATAAAGATTGGGGGGCTTACGCCAAATCCCAATATAAAATACCACCAGATTCAGGGGATAACAAAAAACCAAAACCTGAAGTATCTGCTATTACCAAGTTCGGATGTTTAGTATCTGTAGTAGGAATGCTTATAGCATTAGCTATAGGAATATTTTTAGCAGTAGATAATTTGTTGACTTTTATAAAAGATATGAATGTAATACTAAAAACAGGGATTATAACAATACTAGCTGGAGTAGGTGTTACTTTTGTTGGATTAATAATAGATAGTATAAAAAGAAAGAAGAATGTATAGACCCTTACCAGACACACTTAGCATAGGAAGGTCAGAGATAGAGGGTGTGGGATTATTTGCTGTGGAAGAAATTCCGGCAAATACTATACTTGGAATAACTCATGTACAAACTAGTGAGAAAGAATTTGAGAATGGTTGGATTAGAACCCCTCTTGGGGGATTCTACAACCACTCAGATACACCTAACTGTTATATAGGAAAAAGATACTTAGATACAGTTGAAATACGAGAGTTGATAACTTTAAAAGATTTAAAATTAGGGGACGAGTTAACCTGTACTTATACTATATGGGCTATAGAAAAGATACTGAATATTGACTTTGACGAGTCAAGGTATATATAATATGTTTACAAAGGAGAGTTAGCATGGGAGCCACTTGGGTAAATGGAGAACACCATAAAATTTCAGAAGTAAAAATGCCAAAGGCCACTTACGGAAGTTGTAAAAATTTTAAGCGATGTGGTAATACCGAAGCTGTACTAAGGCAACGAAATGAGATGCTTGGCAATGGTTATTGTATGCAATGCTATGACAAAGATATGGATATTAGAAGACCAAGACTTACTAAACAGGCACTTGCTGAAAGAAAAGAAACGGTTATAGAGATGCTTAACAAAGAAGTACCTTATAAAGAAATAGCTAGGGAAGTCAATATGGCTCCTTCAAGCATGTGGATATATATAAAAAGACTGGAAGAAAAAGGAGAGATAGTTTTGAAAAAACCTTTAGTAAAAGAAAAACCTACTTATGGAAGAATACCTGATAAGAGAAAGAAGAGAGAAAAAGGTGCTATTGGAGACAGGGTTTTAATAGACTCTAGAAATAAATCTTATGGCAAATTTTCAAATGAACATAGTGGTCATGAAGCTTTAATAGTTCAAGCTAAAGACAGAATAGCTGACCGAGGGTTTGCTGTGAAGTTTATGTACTTACTTCAATGTGAAGAATGCAAAGATTCAGAACCGTCTTGGGTTTACCGTAGAAGTTTTATTGAGATAACAGGAAAGATACTTCCTTTTGCCGAGGTATCCAAATGATTTTTATAACATTGAAATTACTTTTTAATAATTTAATAACAAAACTAAATAAAATATTCAGTAAAAAAAGATATGGATAAATCAGAAATACAAGATTTTGTAAGTGAATATAATGAGGAAGCCCTATTAGCCGATGGCTTTGAAGAGGCCTTTTTAGGAATTTGCCACAGATTCGGACAGGCTCCTCTTGCATCCTATGACAGAGATAAGTGTATAGAGATACTTATGAAACAGTTTTCACAAGCAAGAGCTGATATTCCAGAAGATAATGATGAATCCTATGACGAAACTCAACTTTATGAAGAAGCAATTGAATATTTTGAGTATAATGTAATAGGAGCATGGGTGGGAGAGCATACACCTGTCTTCGTGACTAGGTATACTCCTACACATTAAAAGCTAGAGAGGTCGGCTATGGATAGGAAAAAATGGATAACTGTAGGTGTCGGTTCAGCAATAGCTGTAACGGCTACCGTTTCTTCGATTTTAATAAAGAAGATAATAAAACAAAAAAAGGAATCAAGATTTTTTGATTCTGTAACAGAAGAAGATATAGCTTGGGGATAACTTGACTAAAACTAGAAGAGCCAAGGATATCAGAGATATAGATGACAAAACGTATGAGGAAATATATTGTCCTGTATCAAATCGATATATGGGAAAAGGTAAGTCAGGACAAAATAACCTTAAAGACCATTTAAAATATAGGGGAAAAATTTCTAAACCACATCTTAAGTGTTTAACAAAACAAAAATCAGATAAAGAAATTAGAAATGCTTTAACTGACACTTATGGTAAAAGGAGAGATACAAATGCCTAAATCATTAATATGTGTCTACGAAGGACACACAGACTGTGCCTTTACAAAATATCTGAATTCTAATACTCCAGATGTACTTGGATACTCAACTTATAAGTCGTTGGGCGAATTAGTAAAAAAACGTGATTACGATAAAATGTATTCAGAAGAAGAAAAATTTTATAAAGAAGTGGCAGAGAAATATGATGCAGTAAGTTGCTCTTGTGAATGCCATGCCCCATAGGCCTTTTTCAATAGCCTTCTTTTTATTATTGTTCCAAATAACTATAATGATTATTGGAGCAATCATGTATGTGGCTATTTTCCCTTCTACTTGCCCTTAAATCTTCTTGAAATAAGCTTAAATATAATTTATATTATATCCCTATCTGAGTTTCTCAAAATTTACTTTTTACTATAATTATAGGGATGTTCATAGGATAGGAGTCCCATTCCTTTTTAGTAGAACCGGGGGGCAGCACCACCTACCCAATAGACCCTTTGAAATAGAAACGGCTCTATATGTAGAATACAACACCTCAAAGAGCTGCACTTGACACATGTGTTATAATTTATAGTGAAGGATAAAATAAAAGAGGTGTTAAACATGATTATAGACATTAGACTAATACATATGAATACAGTCAAAAAGCTCCTTAAAAGAGCCGTAGAGGTCGATAACTGGATGCTCCTACACCATGCGTACTGGAAGCATGACCTACGACCAACAAACGAAACAATCAAAAATGTGATTAGAAATGGGAGGTTATTAGAATACCATGATGAAGCTAATACAGACAGGCTATTGTTCAGCTATGAAGGCTATCACTATGTGCTTGATTTGGATGATGAGAAGGTGGTCACGGTATATAAACCGCTTGTACGAGCAGGGTTATCATATGGAAATACTATCCGTGGGCTATACTCCAATGGTAATGTACATACTATTAAATCAGACGGAAGAAGAAGGACAGTAAATGAATGGGACAAATCAACCGATATTACCAATAGAACTGGATAATCTATCAGCTAGTGAACAACATATACTAAATAGAATATTGGGCGAGTGTGTACCTGTGCAAGAGGTATCAGAGGAGATGGCCTTGTCAGAGGAGTCATTACTCAAGACTGTGGATAGAGTTTGGTTGGAGTTGTCCATCACTACTCGCCAACAATTCATAAGATTTTGGAAGAGTGTGAACTAAATACTTGACCATAGTCATGTGGGTGATATATCATTATAGCGAGGGTTGGTGATAGACTCAGTTATTTTTTCGTCACTCAGTCGCACTCTCCCATCGCTGACCCTCAACCCACCCAGCGATATATCATCTATTTGTCAAGAGAAGAATAACTCATGAAATTCGTTTCAGGTTTCTCATATTAGAACATATGTGCTATTTGACAATTTCTATTTTATATGGTATACTATAATAGTAAGGAAATAAAAAAAAGGGAGTGTGAATACATGAATCAAAATTCAGGAATTGAAGGGTTCTTATCAGAGAGTGAAAAGAAAGCATGGAGACAGAAATATTTCGCTGAATGGAGAGCGAGACGAAAAGCTCAACATCCTGCACGAAAAATGAGACTAGAAGTAGATTACAAAAATATGAATCTTAATTAATAGGGAGTGTTAATAATGATAGAAGTAATTGATAATCAAATATCTTGTACAGAGATTAAACATTGGGACTGTACACCTGAGATGTTCTGTCCATCAGCAGTAGCTGATGAACAAACAGAACAGGAACTATTAAAACTAGAGTACATGGGCATAGCTGCCCATGAATGGGGGGTGTAGACAATGACAAAAATATATGACCACCTTGAGAAAATAAGTACAAAGGATGACCATCCAGTTAGGGAGTGTAGAAAGTGGGGTTGTAAAATGCCAGACCCACCAAAATATTCACCACCTGAACCAAAGGCATATACAAAGGATGACCATCCAGTTAGGATGTGTAAACAGTTTGGATGTGATGCTAAATCTATGATGGTTTGGTAATTCATGAAATCCAAAGTTTAGAGAATTAAATATGTCACCCCTTATGATGTATAATGATTCATATAGGGGTGATAAAAAAATGAAATATGAAAATAGAGACAGAAAACAAAATAGAATAAAGGGCAAAAAAGTTACACCATTCAAAAATAGAGTAACAAAGTTTCATAGCACCAAGTTATCAGATGAACAGGAAAATAAACGAAATCGTAACAAACGATTAAAAATATAAAAGGAGTTAAAATGGAAAACATTACCGCAACAATAGCAGGGAAATATTTTGATGATGAGAATACCCAGACTGGTTTGAAAGATATGTTGAGATATGACCAAGGACATATTGAAGAATATCAGTTTGATGATACAGATATCTTCTACATTAATGTTAGTCTTAAAAAACTAACTCCCAATAGATGGGACAGTTTTGGTTTCTCTATCGTAGACAGTAACGATTGGTTATGGTCAGAACCAACAGTACTCTTCTCTGATGATGATTAATAATAAGGAGTTAAACATGAAAAAAATAAATAAGGAGCAATTAATGAAAGTTTACAATATCAAGACTGG